CCGTGGTTCGCAGAAGTAACGGTGCAGACAGTTGACCCCGGCACATTGTATGTCCCGGAGAGATAAACATTGTCGCAAAAAGAAATGTTGTAAGTAACAGATGTCGAGGGAGAAATAACGACACCCTTAAGGCGCGTCTTGTAGTCAACCGCAACACCAGATTCCGTGTTGTGAAATGACTTTACGTCATACTGCTGAGCCATTCAAGCCTCCTGAGATTAAACGGGGCCGAAGCCCCGCTTGTTAGGTGGCGGAAAGAGCGCCGCGTGTATCAACGCGAAGCCAAGCGGAGCCGTTGGAGAAGGCAATGATAGGAGCGCCGTTCGCGCCGTTGTTTACATAAATCTGACCGCCCTCGCTGAGAGTCGCATCAGGAACAGTAGCCACTGTGAAGGTTTCTGAAACCTTTACGGGGCCGGAAAAGCTGGTATTTGCCATTGTATTATCCTTGCAGGATTTTGACCAGTCAGTCTCTGCAAGCGTCTGCCGGGACAGTCTGAAAGGCCGGGTTGCCCGGTGCCCAAATGTTGGGAGTACTTGAATTTTAGCACAAATAAAAAGGCCCCCGAAGGGGCCTTCAGTAGGTTTCAGTATCATCCAGTAACTTTCGGTTCTTTTTCTGGTTTTCCTCAGCCGTTATTACCCGGAGGTTCCACGGGACATGCAGCCCGCTGACAGTCCCGCCGCGAATCGGGACGATATGGTCAACCTCGTAGTCAACCCCGGTATCAGTCTTCAATCGGTCTGCCTCAATATAGAGGCCCTTAATCTGCTTCTTCTGTTCTTTTGTAAGCCACCTAGGAGTGGCTTGGCGGATGTGCTTTTTCCTAGCCGCCACATCTGCTGCGACAACCCCTTTGTTTTTTGATTTCCAAGTTTTTTTGTATCGCCGCATATCCTCTAGTGGACGAGAATTGGCCCGAGACTTCACGGACTCCTTGTTTCTTTCGTAGTAAAGAATTTTAATAATTTTTGAATTAACGGGGCATGTCCTTGACCCGCATTTGTTGAATATGCGTTTTGAACCACCACAATAAGGTCTTTTTGCTGCTGTGCTAAGTGCCATATGGGAAATATAAAAAGAAAGAGGCCGGAGATCAACCCCGGCCTCAAACTATTTTCCTTGCAAAGGTTAAGCGCCCGGGCTACCCCAGATACCGAGGGGATCGCTCACCCCGTAGCTGTATCGTTCCCTCGCCTTGTATCGCACGTTACCAGTTTCGAAATCACCATCCATAGATGTAGACATCGGTGTACGAACGAAGTGCTTCATGCCGTTCGGAACGTCCGTGATCAGGTAATACGAATCGGTGTCTGTCAGGTAGTGGTTGACAGAATAGCCTTCCGGGATCGTGCCGTTGGTCTTGATCGCGTTGATGTCGTTATCGGCAGTCGCGGTGCGGAGTTCAGTCTCCAGCAGGCGCGTAGCCACGAACATCAGGTTCGGCGGAACGATCAGCTTACGCGGGCGAGCCGCGATGAGCAGACCGCGCTCGTCCTTCCAGCCAGCAATCTGAATGACAGCGGCCTCAAGCGAGGTCTCGTTCAGATCAGCGGGGGTGGACTGCGTGTTGTTGTTTGTGGCACCAGACACCAGAGGGTGAGCGGTGTTGAACAGGGTAACGCCGTCACCCGACACAAACGAACCACCAGAGAAGCCGTTGTTCAGCGGGAAAGCCGCCTTAACCTGCTTCGTGTAGGCCATCGAACGGGCGAGAGCCTTGGTGTAACGCGAGGAGAGCGAATCGTAGAGGTTATCTTCCATCGCCTCTTCGGTGATGGAGAAGCCCATAGCGATTGTTTCGTGGTTGTAACGGGCGGTCCAGACTTCCTGCGCGTTATCGTAGGAGATGGCAGAGCCTTCGGCCTTGACCGGGGCAGTGCCGAAGCCCGAAAGCTTCAGTTCCTCTTCAAACGAACGCTCGGAGGTTTCTGTCTCGTAGATCGCCTCGTCTTCGTTTTCGTACTTCTTGTACTCAAGACCGAACAGGGCATTCAAACCCGGAAGCAGTTCCTTGAGAAGTTGTGCGCGTGAAATAGCCATTTTCTATATTCTCCTATTACACGCCAGTCGGGTTCATGTACGAATGACCGTAGGTCATTGTAACCGCAGCGTTCGAAGCGTTGCTTGAAACAGCGGCAGGCATGTTCCACTTAACAAGAAGATCGGTGAAAGCATCACCAACCGCAGACTCGGGACCGTCAACAAAGCCAACGATGCGGAGCGGCAGCGTTGCTGTGGTGGCAAGAGAAGCCACATCAGCAGATGTTTCCGAGTTGCCAGTGTTCGTGTCACCAGAGAACGTGCTGAAGCCAATGTTGATGCCAAGCGCTGTCTGCGGGACAGTATCGTCGGCCTGAACCTGCATCACGACATCCGGGTCATCGACCACATACGCGAAAGCGTCAGTGGCGACTGTGCCAGTGGGCCAGTACTGCTTGAAGATCTTGTACTTCAGGTTCGGATCTGTGTATGTGCAACCGACAAAAACGCCGACAACGCCAGTCGCAGCCACATTCGATGTGCCTGTTTCAGCGATAACGACACCCGAGGCGTTGATGGACACAGGCTGGCCGTAGAAGATGTTAGAAGCATACGCATTGTTGATCTTGATCAGACGAGTCGAACCAGCATAGGGCTGACCGCCGATAAGATTAACAGGGCGCAGGCCATAGGGGGCTGCTGTAGAAGCCATGTTTTTTTACCTTGTTTAAAGCCGGGTTAACCCCGGCCCTTGCCAAATGTTACCCGCGTTGTGATCTCCGGCTTGGAGAGCGGCATACGCGGATCGTTTTCACGCATGAAGTTGTTTTCCACGGAGACCATCTGGTTCTGGGCGGTCTGACGGTAGTAGGCGTCACGCTCAGTCATCATTTCATCCGGGGCCTTACAGAGAAGGAGGCCACCAACTTCAATGTTGTCCTTGAAATCCGAATTACGGTCACGCAACACAGTTATTTCAGGATGTTCCTCTGCCTTTACAGGCTCCCATCCCTGACGGAACTTAGACGAAACATTTGTGTTGTCCGAGCTATTCAGAGTGGAGGTGCGGACCCAGCGATAACGCCAGCCATCCTTCTTATCTGGTTCGGGAAGAACCGTGGGCGGAGCCCAAGACTTCTTGCGCGAAGTAGCTTCGCGATTATCGCTTTCGCGAGGTGTGCGCTTATCCATTCATGGACCTCAATTTCTCAGCAGCGTACTGCTCGATTGTCAATCCGAGGCGCTTAGCGATAGCAACTTCGGATGCCGATAGCTGGATTTTGCGTGGTGGGGTCGAATTTCTTTTTACTGGAGCGACCACTACACTCTTGTTCTGCTGAGTCGGCTTGCTATCGACTTCTTCCTCATCAGCAGCAATATGCGGGTAGCGCTTACGCACTTCCCTGTCGAGCGCATTCCAGTAATCTTCGGTACTGGGATCAATACGCTCAAAAACTACAAGTCGGTCATGGATGTGCCGCGCGTAATCGGTCATCTCGCGGTCACGACCAAACCAAGTGTTCTTCTTTGCCCATGCCACCGTCCGGGCATCCGGCTGCGGTGGCGGGGTCTGAGGCTGATACTGAGGCTCTGGTTCGGATTCCTCAATCTCAACGGGGCGGAAGCCCCTTACCTTGTCTGCCTCAATCGCGAGGCGCGCAAGATCCTTATGGGCATCAACCTGCTTGTCGATGTCCCCGAGTTCCATAGCCTCCCTGAGACGCCGCTTGGCAACCTCAAGTTCGCTCTCAACTCGGGTCTGCATCTGATCAGCGATAATCGACTGACCGGAATGCAGAGCCTTCTTCAGGTTGGCATTTTCAGCCATAACCTGCTTTGCATAGCCCGCAAGGGCGGACTGCTGGCGCTCAAGCTCCTCTTTCGCACGGCGTTCTTCGTGGTACTCGTACTTGAGCTTGCTTATGCGCTTCTTGACCTTATCGCTGTACTGAGAGACCTCATCTTCATCAGGAAGATCGGGCTCACCAGCACGGCGGGGCCTATTTTTATCTTCAGGCGGGGTATCGTCTACGATTTCCACCTGAAGATCGGTTTCCGTGCCCGCAACCTTGTCGGACTCCGGACCTACCGCTTCATTATCTATGTCGCTCATGCCCGCTCAATCCCTTCTGGATTATCAAGGATCGCCTCAACACTATCGTCGTTGATCAGGCGGAATTCCTTACCCCCTACCTTGAATCGTGTGCCGGAATAAGCACGGAACATGATCCAATTTCCCGGCTCACAATAAGGGCCTTCGGGGAAACGGTCGGGGTCTGAATAACAATCAGGCCCCATGCTGAGGACTTGGCCGACAATACTGGCCGTCTCCTCCTTGGTTTTTAGAACATCCGGTCGGATGATCCCGCCCTTGGTCTTTTCCTCGACCTCCGGCACTGCGATAAGAATCCTGTAGCCTGTGGGGCGAGGAAGCTTATCAAGGATTTCTTTCGAAATCTTGATCTCAGAGTACATGCGTATTCCTACGTTATTGCGCCTTTTGGCGATGGCCACCTTTATGGTGTAAGCCCATAATATATCAAAGAATACTCAAACCCAAAATCAGTCTTCGTCTTTGTTTTTCTTTTCAAGATCAAGTATTTCCCTCTCAGCCATAGCAAGACCAGCAATAACGCCAGTCATATACTTATACTGATGGAAGTCTTGAGCCCCGCCAAGGGCAAGATCATCTGCAAAATCGTTCATCATTTGTCGAATTTTGCCTTTTAATACAAAGAATTCGCTCAATTACCTGCCTCCGGTTCGTGCATTTGAAGAGAGCGTCTGACCGACCACTTTAGCCGTTTCCAAGAGGATCTTGTCCTCTTTGTACTTGGCGTCTGTTTCGGCTTGCTTTTCCTTGACCTTGACCGCTTCGTCCTTGATACGAAGCTCTTCACGCTGCATGACTGTGAGCGGGTCATTTTCCTCCTGCTGTTGCTTTGCGGCCTTGGACTCTTCGTTGTGCTGCTGGAGAAGTCTGTCAGCGGCAACGGAGGCCAGTTTCGCGATATCGTTCTCGACATCCGGCGGAAGCTTCTCGCCAATCTGGGGAAGGCTCACGCCAAGCTTGAGTTCAATCTGACGCCTATAAGAATAGGCAAAATGCTCAGCAAGATGCTGCTGCATGGCCCCGACAAAGGCTTGGGCGTTCGGGCTCTGCGATACAAACTGCTGGTAAATCGGGTCCTGCATAAACGCGGTATGGACCTTGATATGGGCATCGTGGTCCTGTTCGAGGAACACCGTGATTGGCTTGCCAGACATAACCATCTGGTTTTCGGTCACGGGGTCCATAGAGACCGCCTGTGCCTGACCTTGGATGATCAGATCCACGTTCTGCACGTTTAAAGCATGGAGCATCTGCCTGTGGAGAAGTTCCATGTTGTACATGCCCGGGGGTGCATTCTGGGCAAGCTGCATCGCCGCCTGATACTGCATGACCTTCTGGGCCATTGTAGAGGCGTTCGGGTCCGACACAGGAATGATATCAACCGGGTCGCCAAAATCCTGAACCCGGTTTACCGGGGTGTTCTGGTCATCTGAAGCGACATACTCGTATTCGGGACCCATATACTCCTTAACGACCTCGGCAATAAGTTTAAACTCTTTGCCAAGTGAGTCATGAACGCGAGCCTGCACGGCAGACATCACCTTCATGGAGCGCTCAAGGAGGGCTAGGGTAGTGCCGACAGGAGCTTCGGGGTTTGAATCCCCGATATCCATTTCAGCGATGGAACCAATTCTGCGGCCTTCATCGACAAGATTCCCGAGAAGCTGGTAGAGCACACTCGAAGGTTCTTTGTAGGGGAGGAAGGTGATCGAGTCCCGGATATTGCCAGAGGCAACGTCTACGTCCCGGAATTCTCCCGGCATGATCGGGTTGTCATCTCCTTTGATCCGGAGTCCGCGTGCCTTAAGTCCTCCCGGTAGGTTTGACAGAGTGCCAGCATCAACAAGTTGGCGGAGGATTGAAGTGGCGCTTTTAGCGATTCCCCCAATAAGGTGAATGAGCCCAGTGCCGTAGAAACCGAGGCCCGGAAGGTACTGATAATGGACAAAATACTGCCTCTTCTCAAATGCGGGGTCTCCTTCCCGCCAATTACGGCGGATTGAGAGGATCTCGCGGCTGGATTTTTCGATTGTCACGACATAGGGAAGCTCGATACCATCGGGGTTTTCAAAACCCGGAAGATCAAGATCGACACACATCTCAAGGATTGTGTGCCGGGTATCATCTGTGAAGGATGGGGTCTCGCCCTTTACCTTGTCATACTTCTTTTGAAGGCTAGAGTAGTCTGGAGAAGGAACGGGAATATCAATGTCCCGGTAAAAACCACTAACCTGTAGCTTCCGAAGTTCATTCGGATAAGTTCGCGTTACATGAGTGTAGCGCGGGCAAGCGGCGAGATCTGTAGTGCCGTAGGCGACAACGAAATCCTCCGCAGGCACAAAAACTGCTGCGGGGCGGTCGTTAATTGTGTTGTAATACACCTTACGGAAGGCGGAACCAGCAAGCGGGAGGCGGAACAGAAGCTGTTCAGTCTCGGACCTGTAGTCGGTCATCTTCTCCGTGACGATGAAATTCATCTCTTCCTGAACGCGGTGAGCCTGCTTCAGGAGTTGTTCGTTTGATTTCCCAACAATTTTGGTTCGGACGGGGCCTTGAGAGGGGAAAACCTCCATAATGGTTTGAGCTTGGAACCGAATAACAGCCTCAGTGAGTACCGGATGATACACACCACAGGCACCCGGCCAAGGCATTGTGCGCTCTTCGATCTTCAAACCAAGGAGATCCAGACCCTGAATATAGGCCTTTTCCCAGTCTTCGCGGGTGTTTAAATCATCTTCGAAGCTT